GCATTGTTAACTTGCCAAAGCAATCGTTTTTTTGATGCTTCGGCAAACGCATTTGGCTTTACTTTCTCAGGCTCACCAAGCGTACAACGCTTCAACCCATTTGGTACTTCTACCGCCTACTCCACAAGCGTGATTGGTGGGTCAGGGTACTTTGATGGTAGTGGGGACTATATTGGTGCTGGTAGTAATTCTGCTTTTGCATTTGGAACTGGTAACTATACTGTGGAAGCATGGGTGTATGTAACTGGAAGCAATACAGAAAACAACTTATTTTGTAATGACACAACAAATGGGTTTGACATATATTTTAATTACTCAAACAGCACAACACGACTTGAATTTCGTGGTGGCTCTAACGTCATAGCATTTAGTGGAGTGCCAAGAAGAAACTCATGGGCGCACGTTGCACTTGTTAGGAGTGGAACTGGCGCAAGTCAAACGAAATTGTATTTCAATGGGGTTTTGCAAGGCTCTGGTACTGATGGGACAAACTGGACTGTTACAGGGCCAATGCTTATCGGTGGTATTAGTGTTGGTGCGTATCTTTCTGGGTACATTAGCGATGCAAGAATTGTCAAAGGGACTGCGGTTTATACAGCCGCATTCACGCCTCCAACCGCACCACTTACAGCAATCACAAACACATCTTTATTGACCAGCTTTACCAATGGCGCAATCTTTGACAACGCCATGATGAACGACTTAGAAACTGTGGGTAATGCACAGATTTCTACAAGCGTAAAAAAGTATGGTACTGGTTCTTTGCTCTTTGATGGAAATGACCTTTTGCTTGCGCCAAACACGCCAAATATAAATTTTGGTTCTGGTGACTTTACTATTGAGGCTTGGGTTTACCGAACAAGTGAAAGTGGAACAAATAACAATATATTCCAAAAAGGAATAACAACTAGTTCAAACTTTCAGTTGAATTTTTCAATTAATTCCAGTAATCAATTGTTTTCATTTTATTCAACTGATGGTTCATCTGTAACTGCCATTGGAACAACATCAACAACAATTCCACAAACCACATGGACTCATGTTGCAGTCAGCCGTAGCGGTAATACTTGGAGATACTTCATCAACGGAACTTTAGAAACTACTACAACTGCTGCTGTAACGCTTTTTACGGGATCAGGATTGGTTTCTGTTGGTGCAAACCCAGAAGGAAATAGTGGATTTTATGGGTATATAGATGACTTACGAGTTACCAAAGGTTATGCCAGATACACAGCAACATTTACACCGCCAACTGCGGCACTATCAGATACAGGGCCATATTAAGGATCTACCATGCAAGTAGCAATTTTAACAAGCCCTATTACAGTAGGCGATTATCGTGAACTGTTTAGCAATACATCATTTCCATCAAGTGGTCCAAGTGATGAATTTTTGACTGCCAATAATGCCAAAAAGGTAACCGCCTTTAAAGCACATGACAGCCTTACACAGAAGTTGGTTTCATGCTCTGCCTATGACGATGGTGAGTTTGTTTCTGTCGTTCAAGTGGCAGACATGAGTGCTGAAGAAATCCAAGCAGCTAAAGATTCTGCAATGGCTAACATTCGTGGTCAACGTAATCAGTTACTCAAAGAGTGTGATTGGACTCAAATTGCTGATTGCACCATTCCTAAGAAGGCTGAGTGGACAACCTATCGTCAAACTTTGCGTGATCTGCCAAGCACGATTACAGAGCCTCGCACATTTACTGATTGGCCTCATAACCCTGATTGGGTGCAATTTAACTATAATAGTTAAAAATCATGGAAAACAAAATTGTTCTTACTGATGAACAACTAGAAGTTTTAGTTGAAAAAGTCACAGAAAAAGTAATAGAAAATGTTTACATTTCTATTGGGCAAAGCATTGTCAAGAAATTCTTTTGGATTGTTGGTTTAGGAACAGTTGCTCTTTTTGCATGGTTATCTGGTAATGGACACTTGAAATAATGTTTGGAATAAGTGCTTTTTCGCAGTCTCCATTTTCTTCACTTAGTGAAGGTGGAGCCTTTGATGCTTCTGCGCAAGTAGTTAGTACTTCATCTATCACAACAAATGCAATTGTTGTTCCTTCTATTTCTGCAAATGCTACTAGTACATCATCTATAACAACTTCTGCAATAGTAGTTAAGGCGGCACAAGCAGATGTTCAATCAACCAGTAGCATTCAAGTATCAGCATTAACAGTATTTGCCGCTTCTGCAAACATTTCTTCTATTTCTATAGTTGACTGTGCAACAAGTTTAAGAACAAACACTAGTGCTTTTATTATTGGTGTTGCTGTTGTTACTATTTCAGCAGTTCTAAAATGGCAAGATACTGATTTAGTAACAGAAACTTGGACAACAATTTCAGATCAATCAGAGATTTGGACTGATAGAACAGATCAGTCTGAGTCTTGGACACTAACTACTCAATGAGGTAAAAATGGCTGATACAACAACCACCAATCTAGGTTTAACGAAGCCAGAAGTAGGCGCTTCAAGTGATTCATGGGGAACTAAGTTAAATACTGACTTAGATACTATTGATGCTTTGTTTGATAGTGGTCCAGTTTTAAAAGTTACAAAAGGCGGTACGGGTGCATCTACAGCAGCTAATGCACGTACAAGTTTGGCAGTACCTGGGACTGCTGTTGACAATACATACACTGGTAAGCAGACATTTACTGGTTCCACTACTGCCATTGGAACTAAGTTTGTTAATGCTCTTGAAAAGATAACAGTCTCTGCAACAGCGGCAACAGGAACAATCAACTTCTATGCTACTACACAGTCTGTTTTGTATTACACAAGCAATGCATCTGCTAACTGGACAATCAATTTAACTGGTGCAAGCACACCTGTAACTCTTGATACATTGATGGCTACTGGTGAGTCATTAACAGTAGTTCACATGGTTACAAATGGTTCTACAGCATATTACAACAATGTAATACAAGTTGATGGGACTGCAACTGGAGTTACAGTTAAATGGGTTGATGGATCGGCTCCTACTGGTGGTGCAATTAGTGCAATTGATTCTTATACATACACAATCATTAAAACTGGTTCAGCTACATTTACAGTATTAGCATCAAAAACCATTTTTGCTTGAGAAACATATGCCATTACGTACTACTTTAGCTTCCTCATCAATAAGAGGATTTGGTGGGGTTGGAACTCGTGTTATTGGGCAACAGACTTACACATCGCCTGGCTCATATACATTTACTGTGCCAACTGGAGTTTACGAAGTATCTGTAGTCTGCGTTGGGGCTGGTGGCGGTAGTGGTGTATCGGCTGGTGGAAATTCTTCATTTGGATCTTTTGTAATTGCAAATGGTGGTGGTTATGGTTTATCAAGTCAAACTGGTGGAGCAGGTGGATCTGGTAGTGGCTCTGTTGGGAATCTAGTAGTTCTACAAGGTGGCGCTGGAGGAACTGGCACAGTTACATCTGGATCTGCTGGAGCAACGGGAGGTAATGGCAATGTATATAGTGGTGGAAGTTCTACTTTTTCATCAAAAGGTGGTTTAACAGGATCTGATGGCCCTGTTGGTGGATTGGGCGGTGCGGCAGCAACTATTCTTTGTTCCGCTGCTGGTGGCGCTGGTGGATACCATCAAGGCCCAGGTGGAATTTATGAGGCTTCTGGCGGTGGTGGTGGTGGTGCATATATTGGAATATCAGGATCTACTAATGGCGGGAATGGTGCTGGCCCACAAACCAATGGTTTAGGTGGAACATTCGGTGGTGGTGCAGGTGGTGCAGGATGGAATTATGAATATGGTGGTGGAGGCGGTGGTGGTTTAGCCTATGCAAACAAAATATCCGTATCACCTGGTGCTTCTATTACAGTTACTGTAGGAACTGGTGGTTCTTCAACTTATTCAAATGGCGGTGGGAATGGATGTGTGAGGATTATTTGGGGTTCTAATAGATCCTATCCGACTACAAACATTGGCGATCTATAAATGGCTAATTTAAGGCAACAACTAGAAACACCTCCAATTCCGAAGCTTGGGTCTTCTGGAGAGGTTTACTCGTCTGCCTTGCAAAACCAAAATAATAGCTTTTTAAATACATTTTTTATTAAGCTTGTTAACGCATTAAATTCAGTACTTGGAATTCGTGGTGGTAAATTTCTTAATATTCCATATGGTGCTTTTCAAGATAGTACTGACCAGACTGCTGCCAATACAACAACAGCCTATGCAGTAAAGTTCAATACTACTGACTTTTCAAATGGCGTGACAGTATCTAATGATTCACGAATAAATGTTGCCGAAACAGGCATTTGGAATTGTCAATTTTCTATTCAATTTAAAAACACTACAAATGACACACAAGATGTAGATGTTTGGTTTAGAAAAAATGGTACAAACATAGACAATTCAAATAGTAAATTTGGTATGCCACCAAGGAAATCTTCAGGCGATCCAAGTCATATAGTTGCGGCAATGAACTTTTTTGTAAGCTTGAATGCTCTTGACTATATTGAGATAATGTGGAGGCCGTCAGATATTGGTGTTTCTATTGAGCAATACACAACATCTACAAGCCCAACAAGACCTGCAGTACCATCAGCCATTGTCACAATGAGTTTTGTATCTAACTTATCTGTATAAAGATCTATATCATGGCTTACATACCACTTCAGATTCCACCAGGCGTATATAAGAATGGTACAGATTACCAATCTAAAGGACGTTGGAACTATTCAAACCTAGTTCGTTGGTTTGAGGGGACAATTCGCCCTATTGGTGGATGGCGTAAGCGTACAGAAACGCAGTTAACTGGTTCAGCTCGTGGATTGATTAATTGGCGAGACAATAACAATAACAGACGTATCTCAATTGGCACACATTCAAAATTATATGTTTTAAGTGAATCCAATACTTTGACAGACATTACGCCAACAGATTTAGTAGTTGGCGATGCAGATGCAGTTCTAAAAATTGGCTATGGTTACAGCACATACGGGAGTTTTGCTTATGGTGTACCTAGACCTGATATTGGTGCTTATTCTCCTGCTACAACATGGAGTTTGGACACATGGGGAGAGTATTTGGTTGGATGCTCAACAAAGGATGGCAGACTTCTTGAGTGGCAATTAAATACTTCAAATGATGCTGCTGCCATTACAAATGCTCCTACTAGCTGTACAGGGCTGATTACTACTCAAGAACGATTCTTGTTTGCCTTGGGTGCTTCTGGTAATCCACGTAAGATTGCTTGGTCAGACCAAGAAAACAATACTGTTTGGACTGCTGCCGCAACGAATCAAGCTGGTGATTTTGAGTTAACTACCATTGGTTCTTTGATGTGTGCCAAGCGTATTCGTGGGGCTACTATCCTGTTTACTGACGTAGATGTTCACACAGCAACCTATATTGGCCCACCATATGTTTACAGTTTTGAGCGTATTGGCTCATCTTGTGGTGTTATTTCCAAACAAGCGGTAGCGGCTACTGACAGTTCTTGCATTTGGATGTCTCAGTCAGGCTTCTGGCTATTTGATGGCTTTGTTAAGCCACTTCAGTCAGACGTTGGGGATTATGTATTTACTAACTTAAATACCACACAAGCATCTAAAATATATGCCATCCATTTATCTGCTTATGGTGAAATTTGGTGGTTTTATCCTAGCGCTGGTAGTAATGAAGTTGATTCCTATGTAAGCTATAACTACAGGGAAAATCATTGGGCTACAGGCACTTTGGCTCGTACTTGCGGTACAGATCGAGGCATCTTTAGTAACCCAATTATGGTTTCTGCTGATGGCTATATTTATGAGCATGAAGTAGGCAATGCTTATGATTCGCAGACCATATTTGCTGAGTCTGGACCAGTTGAGTTGGGTGCGGGAGATCGTGTTTTAAGCCTTAATGGGCTGATTCCTGATGAAAAGACATTAGGTGATGTTAAGGCTAGATTTAGCACCAAGTTTTACCCAACTGGTACAGTTTACAACTATGGGCCATATACGATGGCTAACCCAACATCTTTACGGATTACTGGTAGACAGATAGCTGTAAAGATTGAGGGGAACACATTATCTGATTGGCGACTTGGGACTATCAGATTTGATGGTAAAGCTGGTAGTTTGAGATAATGGATTGCAGTAAATTTACAGAGAATGGGGAGCCGAAATGGTGGGTTCCTTATTTTCTGGAAAGTGAGCAATTATTATTAAATGCGCTAGAATATGGTAACGGAACGCATAGTCTTGAGGATGTCGCAATGGCCCTCGATAAAGATGAAATGCAATTTTGGCCTGGTATTAACACCGCCATCGTTACTGAAATAATTACCCATCCCAAGCAGAAATCAATCCATATATTCCTAGCGGCAGGAGACATGGATGAGGTCATCAGGATACTTCCATTTGTTGAAAAACACGGAAAAATGGAAGGTTGCACCCACATGACCATGACAGGCCGTAAAGGGTGGGAAAAAGTTATGAGTAAGATTTACAAGGTCAATCCAAGAATTTTCTTGAGTACGGAGATATAAGATGAGTTTATCAAGTTCCAAACAATCATCGCAGTCACAATTAGATCCTGCATTTAGAGATGCGTATTTGGCTAATTTGGAGACTGCCAAAGGCGTTTCTGGTGGTTTACAAGCAAGAGAGTTTGCGGGTTTTACACCTGACCAACTTGCTTCATTTGATATAACTCGCCAATTTGCTGACCCAAATAGCCAACAAATGCGGCAGCTTGGTACTGCGGCTAATTTGGCTACAAGTGCAGGTTTATATCGTCCACAACAAGTTCAATCCCGTGAGGTGCAAGCCGATTTAGCAAATGCGGCTCAACTAGGCCGTGGCAATGTTAGGGATGTTTCAAATATTGGCGTTACGGGCCAACAAGTAGCGCAAGAGGCTCTTGGTGCTATTGCTCCTCAAGCACGTGCAAATATTCGTGATATTACTGCTGGTTCTTTCTTGAATCAGAATATGCAAGCGTATATGAATCCATATACACAAGCAGTTACTGAGCAAAGTCTTGCTGATTTAGAGCGTTCACGACAGTTGCAACAACAACAAACTGCGGCTCAAGCTACTGCGGCACGTGCTTTTGGTGGATCACGCCAAGGTGTAGCTGAAGCAGAAACCAATCGTGCTTATGGTGAGAATGCGGCTAGATTGCTTGCTCAACAGAATGCTGCTGGTTATGAAGCCGCACAAAGAGCTTCTGAGGCTGATTTGGCTCGTTCTATGCAAGCACAACAACTTAATCAAGCTCAAGATTTGGCTACTACTCAGCAGTCATTGCAACTTGCAGGTCAGTTTGGTTTGGCTAATCAAGATGCGGCTTTACGTGCGGCTCTTGCTAACCAAGGAATTGATTTGTCTGTTGGTCAGCTTAACACTCAAAATCAACAACAAGTTAACCTTGCAAATCAAGCAGCTCAAAATCAAATTGCACAGGCAAATGCTCAAAACTTCTTGCAAGCCAATTTAGCTAATCAAGGTGCTGGTTTACAAGCTAATCAACAGCGTATTGGTTCTAGTGGGCTACTGGCTAATATTGCTGGTCAAGGTCAACAAATGGGTTTTGGTGGCGCTCAAGCACTCCAACAACAAGGTGCATTGCAACAAGGTTTCTCACAAGCCCAATTGGATGCCATCCGCAATCTGCCATTGGAACAACAACAGATTCTCAATCAAGCATTGGGCATCAATGTTGGTGGTGGTTCTGGTATGCAAAGTTCGTCAAGTGGTTCAAGCTTTGGCATGAGCGTAATTAAGTAAGGAATTATTATGGAATTTCTTTTAGATAAAAACGCCTTAAAAGGTTTGTCTGTTGAAGAGCAACAAACTGTAAAGGACCAAGCTCTTAATCAGTTCTTATTGGGTAGCATCTTTGGTGGTGGTGGCATTGCTACTGGCTACCAAGCTGTACAGAACATCATTCCTAATTTGCAAAAGCAAAAGCAACAGCAAGGTTTGTTGTCTGAGTTGACTGGCATTCAACAAGAGTTCTTTCCGACACAAGCACAAGCAGGTCAAAGGGCTTTGGGTGCTGAAGGAAAAGGTCCAACATTGACTGCTGCTGAAAATCAGCAAGCAATTCTTAATCAACCTATTGACTTTAATGCTGCATATTCACGTTTAGGACGTTTAGCTACCAATCCTAATGCTACTGCAATGATTCCTAGCTTAAGTTCTGCATTCCAAAATTTGCAACCTAAAGTTCAAGGTGATTTAGTATTAAATGCTAATCAACAAGTATTGCGTGGATTGCCTACACAAAAAGAAGGCATTACAACTCAATTTAACCCTTTAATTGGTGGTTATTCTGCGGCTCCTGTGCAGAACTATATGCAATCCAAGATTCAAGCCACTCCTCCTGAAGTGTCTACTAACACTATGCTTGTTCCAGTACAGGGTGGTGGGTTTGTTCAACAAGCAATTCCAGGTGCTACTGGTGCAGTTCAAGCAATTGAAGGTGCTAAAGCAGTTGGTCAAGCGACTGGTCAGGTTGAACAAGTTATTGGTGCAGATGGCAAGACTTACTATGTTCCTAGATCTTCTCTTCTTACTCAGCCTCCTAGTGCTGGCGCTACAGGATCTGCTACATCAACTGGAGGTGTTGCAGGAGCAGTAGCTAAGATTTCTCCTGCTCAAGAAGCAGTAAACCTTGCAACATCAAATCGATACAATGAGTTTACAAAAACATCATTGGATGCCGCAATGACAGTTGGTGATCGTAAGACTTCTGCTGAGTTTTTGTATAACGCTGCCGAACAACTTGACCCGAATAAGACAACTGAGTGGTTTGCTACTGGTGCTTCTTATCTTCGTGCAATCCCAGGTGTTGGCGATAAATTTGATTCTTATGTTGGCAATGTTAACTTGCTCAATAAGACACGTTCTGAAGGTGTTTTGAAGGGTTTGAGCAACATTAAAGGCAATGCCAATGCTTTTGAAGGTGGCATTGTTGATCGTGCAACTACTGGCGTAACAGATCCTAAGTTTGTTACTAAGTATGTATCTGCTCTTGAGATTGCTGCCGCAGACAAAGATGATGCTCGTCAGAGATTCATTGATTCCTATACTGGTGATCCTAAAGCCGTTTACACAGCATGGGCTAATTCACCTGATAACCCACGTTTGTACAACCATCCAAAAGTCAACCAGTTCCTTAATGAGCAGATTAATGCTTGGCAACAAGGTGGCTCACAAGGTACTCCTGTAATGCCATCTGGTTTTACAGTAGGCCGTAGTAAATCAACTGGCGCTATTTTGATTAAGAAGCCTGATGGCTCTACATACACAGTAGGTCAATAATGGCAACTAAAGACGAAATCTTTGCTTTTGCTGCTCAAGAAGCAGAGCGTCAAGGTGTTCCTCTTTCTTTAGTTCAAGGCGTAGTTGATACTGAGTCTGGTGGTGCATTTAACGCTATTGGACCAAAAACAAAGTCTGGTGATCGTGCGTATGGTCCTATGCAGTTAATGGCGAGTACTGCTAAAGATCTTGGTGTTAACAGAATGGAATGGAAAGATAACATCCGTGGTGGTGTTAAATATCTAGGACAGTTAACACAACAGTTCCAAGATCCTACATTAGTCATGGCTGCTTATAACGCAGGTCCAGGCAATGTACAAAAGTATGGTGGCGTTCCTCCATTTAAAGAGACTCAAAATTATGTACAAAAGGTTCAAAACTTTATGGCTAAATCTACAACTGATGATGATTTCGTTCCTTTCGGACAAGAAGCAACAACTCAAGCAACTGCTAAAAATGTAGGAGCTGAAGATTTTGTTCCGTTGGTTGGAGCTCAACAACAAGCTCCAAAACAACAAGCTCCAGATGTTTCTGGCTTGATGGCAAGTGTTAGACAACAAGCATTTCAGCCTAAGACTCAGTTTCAACAAGACGTTGCCGCAAGCTTTAACCCACTAGATGTTTTGCGTGGCAAGACTACTGGTGGACAGTTAATCTTTGGTGCTGCTGATTTGATGGCTAAAGGCATTACTGGTGGACTGAGCAAGCTTGGCTTCTCTGATGAATACCTTGGTATTGATCGCAATAAACCACAACCAGTTGCTCAACCAACTCAGTCTATTAGCGACATTCTGAAAGGCACTTATAAAGTTGCCACAGAGCGTCCAGGATTGTTAGTTGGTGGTGCTGCAACAGGTTTGCTTGATCCTGCTAACTTGCTATTGCCAGGTGCAATTCAAAAATCAATTGTTTCTGCTACACCTACAGCAGTAGCTCAAGCCTTACCTAGGACTGTTGCTTTAACACAGAATGTGGCTGCTGGTGGTACGACTGCCGCATTGAGTTCTGCTGCACAACAACAAGCCACTACTGGCACTATCAATCCTGCTCAAGTGATGAATGAGGCGGCTGTTGGTGGTTTGTTGACTGCTCCTACTGCTACTGTGAGTGCTTTAACTACTCCTAAATCACCTGCTAATTTGACTCAGGCTCAATTGGTTGCTGAAAGAGCAATTGCTCAAGGCGCTACATTGCCACCTACACAAGTTAACCCTACTTTGCTTAATAGGGCATTAGAAGGATTTTCTGGCAAACAGCAAACTGGTCAAGTTGCTTCTATAAAGAATCAAGAAGCTGTTAATGCTCAAGCTCGTAAGGCTTTGAATCTGCCAGAAGATACAGTCATTACACCTCAAGTGTTGCAAGACTATCGTTATGTTAAGGGTCAAGCATACGATGCTCTTAGAGCAAATCCTGCTTACTATTCTGACAAGCCATTTTTAAGTGACATAAATTCCAAAGTTGCAGAAGTTCAAAAAAGAGGTGGACTTGTTAAGTCTGCAGATGAGTTAAACCTTTTAAATGAATTAAAACAATTACGTTTTGATGGCGATGCTTTGGTTGAAAAAATCAAAGTTTTACGTTCAGATAGTGATGTTAATTTTAGATCTGATAAACCTGACCAAATACGTTTAGCACAAATTCAGAAGTTTGCGGCTAATCAACTTGAAGATCTTGCAGAGCGTAATCTGCAGAATTTCAATCAGCCAGATGTAATGAAGAACTTTAAGCAAGCTCGTCAGGACATTGCTAAGAGCTACACCATTGAGAAGTCATTGAATGCTGTGACTGGTGATGTATCTGGTGCAAAACTTGGTCAACGTGCTGCCGCTGGAAAGATTGTTCCTAGTGAACTACAAGCCTTGGCTGATGCGGCTGCCGCATATCCAACTGCTTTCCAGAATACTGCTCGTGTGGGTAGTGTTCCTGGCATCAGTCCTTTAGATGCAGGTGCTGCTGCTATTGCTGCCGCTTCTTCTGGTAATGCTAGTTTGCTTGGTACTGTGATGGGTAGACCTGTTGTTCGTGCAGGAATTACAAGCCCAATGTATCAACGAAATATGTTGCCTAGTTCACAACCACAAATGCCAGGATTATTGAACAGAGTGACTTCCAATCCAATGACAAACTATGGATTAGGGCAGTTGCCTGAGTATGGTACTGAGCGTTTCTTGCTTCCCAGATAACATGAAAGACTGGCTGCTTGTCTTCATTGCGGCAGTCAGTATGGTTGGCCTCATTATTTGGTGGTTTTCAATAATTCTATGGGTTTCGTATGGTTACTAAAAAAACTCCTGTTAAGACTACAGCCGCCAAGGTTGCACCAGTAAAGCGATCTTCTCCAAAAGTTACTGTTACGCAGACCAAAAAGAATGAGTCTAATGTTGACAAGGTAGTAGATCTCATCAAGTGGGTGGATAACCCATTTAAACTGCTTACAGTAATCTTGCTTTCGTTCCTATTCTTTGCGGGTTACTTTGCTTGGGATTCTCGACAAGTCATTCTGCAAGCCATCACTAACTCTAGCCATCAAACAGAGTTAAAAGATACTCCGTCCTTGATGCAAGTGGCTTTATCTGTTCAACGTGATCTTGAGGCTGAGACTGTCACAGTACACAAAGCTAATTTATCGGTTAACTCTCGAACTACATTGTTTGCACTTACCTCTAAGGGTCACGACAAAACAATGGATGGAGGAAAATCATCCTTGTTTAACAAAGACCCACAACGTAATCAGTCAATGATTGCCATGCTTGGTGGTGAGGTTTACTGCGACAAATTGGTGGTGACAGGAAAGAACTCAGATTGGGAAGAAAAACAAGGTGTGAAGTATGTCTGCCGAGCAGGAATCCCTCCACAAATGGGTGAGTTTGATGGATATATTTCTGTTGGATTTAAAGAAGCAACAGAAGACCCAACAGAGATTAAGACTCGTATCAACTTGGCAATTAACGAGATGAGTAAATGAAATGGATAGTGTTGGTACTATTTTCCTTTTGGTTATTAGTATCGGCACAACCCAAACAATGTTTGCTATCAGACTTCTATGCTTTGAGTTGGATAAGCGAACCAACAATGCGGCACATGGAGTTGTCTCGTTGGATAACTACGAATGGAGACTCTTGTAGTTCTGAACAACTGGTTGTTTTGTGGAATAACTTAGCATTGTGGGCAGGGGTGGCTGATAGTGCTGAGATGAGGGCAAAGGTTCTTTACTACTATGCTAGAGCAATGGAAAGGGAGAAGCCAAAATGAGCATTGATAAAATTCGTTGGTTTCCCATTGTTGATGCTACTGGCTACCCTCAGAAAATTGATGGCACTCAAAGACGAATCGAGAAGCACCAAGAGGAACACCGAACAATTGTGAAGGCTGCCAAGGCACAAGAAAAGTTAGATGACTTGTTGTTTGAGCTATATTGCAAAAAAGCAGAACAGCAAAAAATCAGGCTTGAGATATTTACAAATAGGAAACTAGACTTTTATGTATAAAGCATTGTTTTTAGTTTTACTGCTAACTGGTTGCAAGGATGTCTATCGATACCCATGCCAAAACCCTGATAACTTTGGACTAGAGCAATGTCAGAAGCCTAAGTGTCTGTTTACTCAGCAATGTCCAGAATACCTAGTAGCACCAATCTTGGAGAAAAAAATCAATGAGCCAGAAAAGACCAACAATTGAGGAAATTGAAACCTATGTTTGGGGGTTTGTGGTCGTAGTGGTCACATTGATTCTCTGTTTCATTGTTGTTGCCTTACTCTACTCAGTCACCTTTGTGACTCAGCCAATCAAAAGCATGGCTCCGATTGATATGGCCTACACCAAGATGCTAAACGACATTGTTTTGCTGATTGTTGGTGGTATCGGCGGTGTTATTGGCAAGAAGGGCGTAGGAACGGCTTTAAACGCCATCCAAGGCTCTCCGACACCTACTCCTAGCCCTACACCGCCTACAGTAGTTCAGACGCCTGTAGCGGCTTCTGTGCAAACATCCACCTGGTCGCCAACAAGTTCAGCGCCTAATTGGTTAAATTTCAAAAATCCTGATTTAGATGAATCTTGGACTCCACCTCCACCTCCAAGTACTCCTCCAGAACACATGGAAGACAATGAGTATCGTGAGCATTTAGCAATGGCAAGAAAAGAGGCTGACTAATGTTTGGCATTCCACTTCCTTGGTTACTGGTTGGGCTATTTATTACCTTATTTGGAACCTACAGGGGTGGATACCATTTTGGTTGGGCAGATCGTGATGCTGAGATGCAGATAGAAATTGCCAGAAAGAATGAAGAATCTCGTCAAACTGAACAGAAACTGACAGAGCAAATCAACACTACTGCAACGAAATTACAGGAGACTACAAATGTTGTTAATCAGAAGCAATCTGCTCTTGATCGTGCTATTCGGGATGGTAGGGTGCGCCTCCCCGCCTCCAGTTGTGTACAAGCCCCCGCAAGTACCGCCGCTGCCCCCACAAATAGCCCAGAAACAGGAAGTAAACCTGACAGACAGGTTGACCAAGCTTCTGATGCCGAAAGAGCAACCCTCCAAGCCATTGCAGAAATAGTGGCTCAAGGTGATAGAAATACGGCTCAATTAAACGCTTGTATTGACGCTTATAACGATGTAAGGAATTTATTAAATGGTAAATAAAGAACAATTTGCAAAGCTACACATTGGTGAGCAATGGGTTGATGCTTTAAACGCAACTTTTGCTAAGTTTGACATCAGCACTCCTGTTCGCCAAGCATCGTTTATTGGTCAATGTGGGCATGAATGTGGAAACTTCAAAATACTTGAAGAAAACCTGAACTATCGTGCAGAAGCTTTGCAGAAGTTATGGCCTAAACGCTTTGATGCCGCCAAAGCACAGACTTGCGCTCGTAATCCTAAGTTGATTGCCAATACTGTTTACTCAAATCGTATGGGCAACAGGGATGAGGCTTCTGGAGATGGGTATCGTTTCCGAGGAAGAGGTTGTATCCAGTTGACTGGATCTGCAAACTACCATCATGCAGGTCAAGCATTAGGTGTTGATTTCATCATGGAGCCTGATTTGGTTGCTACTCCACAATATGCTGCACTTACAGCAGGATGGTTCTGGGACACCCACAAACTGAATCAATTTGCAGATGTCCGAGATTTCAAAACCATGACCAAGAAAATAAATGGTGGATTCATTGGTCTAGAAGATCGAATAAAGCATATCAACCATGCTTTAGAAGTCCTTACTGCTTAACAAAGATTCCTTCTTTGTTTAGAAAGCCTTTTCTATCCTTGATTTCCAAAAATGCACCTTGGAAACAAGTTAGAAGGTCTAGGTCAGCACAGGCACATCCCATAACTAGAGTTACTAGGATATCTCCGTAAGCGTCTGCCATAGCCTCTCTATCGCCTTTAGAGATGGCATCAAACAGCTCTTCTAGCTCTTCCTTGGTCTTTAAGGCTTGAGCAAATGGAGTGCTGTTTTGTACTATGCCTCTAGCCTCTCCCCATTGAATTGTCAACATTTCTGTTTTGGCAAAGGTCATCTAATTCTCCTGATTGGCTCTTGGTATTTTTCTGGTGGTGGTGGCATCATCTTCTCTGAAGGTGGAGTCCATCCGTGTTTTCTCCAAAGGGCTTGGACATCCGATCCTGATTCCCATTTGAAGTCTTTAGTAGGAATAGAGGGATAACTTATCTTGGAATGTGGAGGTAATGTCATGCTGCCCACTCTCTTTCGTTTCGTCCTGAATTAGATTTAACTGTCTTACCAGTAAGATGAATAAGACCAATCTTCTGCATCTCGTTTAAGCGCCTGGCAACCTGATTGCCATCTAGCTTTGTTCTAGCAGAAATACCATCCTTACCCAAAGCGCCATATTCTATTAAGCACTCTAGGATGATTCTGTGGTGTTCTGCGGCTACTGGTTTGATTGACTCTGCCGCTTCAAATGAAGTTACAGGATCTGATGCTCTAACTCGCGGGAATTCTGGCATCTTGAAGATTCTATCGAAAGCACTTTTAATATCCATTATTAACTCCTATTAAGGTGGGCTACTCGCTGCGTCCAAGTTCGTCCGACAGAATTGTCGCAAGGCATCCACTTTCGCCCGAAAAAAGTTTATCAGAAAGGCATATCCGAGTCATCAAAGTTTGTCACTTTAGACCGCTCTGATGGCTTTGCTTGTTGTTCTTTAGGAGACAATGCCAAGCCCATAAACTTGCCTGATTTGCCCTCTTTTACCCAAGCTGATAACCAGTAGTCTTTGCCATCAACAGTTATGTTCCCTTTATAAGTAGGAGACCTTTCGTTTTCAATTTTGTCATTCTTGAACAAAACGCCACTATTATCTTTTTTCTCCATCACATTTCCTTCGCTTTCTTTAACGCTGAACGCACTTTACTTGGTAGGAGTGTCCACAAGGCAATCTTTTGTTGATCGTCTAGGTTCTCTCCCTCTAACTTCTCCCAAGCTGACTTGGGATCACCTTGCTCACAAGTGGCAATCAAATCGACTGCCATCTCTTGCAAGTACTGTAATTCCTCTTGAGGAATGTTGTCCAATGCACCCTGTGTTGGTGTAATAACAGGGGCTTGCTTCTCTTCTTTTAGTGGGGCAGAAGAGTCAAGCGCATCATGCTCAACAATCTCCATAGCTGTCATCCAAAGATACCTACGCTGATATGTCTCTACAGCACCGAGATTTTGAATGGCGTGAGCACCTTTTAGGTTGGCCTCTACCATTGGTGATGAAATAGAAAGACAAGTTCCATCTTCTGTATCGGTAATAGTCAAGTCTGCATAGTCTTTGGTGTAAGAAACCACGCCACACAAACCCTCTTCATGGAAAATCTTATTGATTTGTGGAAGGAAGTCTCCCAACTCAAAGTATTGATATCCCGCAAATTTATTGTGACCAGACTTCTTAAGCTCTGTGCCTTGAAGTCTCATTCTTGCTGTCATTAGTTTCTTATGTACGCCCATGATTAAATCCTTTTATCTAACTCTTGATCGATGATTTGTGTTTGTTGGTCAAGGTCTAAATCCTTGAACTCAATGAAGTCTGCTTCTTGGCAACAGGCTATTTTGTTTCCCTTGATTGTCAAACAATAAGGACAGTATTGGATGTCTGAGAAGTTCTCAACATAGGTCTGAAATAGTGATTTCATTAGTGGAGTCTCTCAAAAGCCATTTCCCATAAAACATCGTCTGCCAGAATAGTGAGTCTTTCTAACTCTTCATCTGTTAACTCTGTTCCATCTTCATAGCATCCATAAGAGAAGTAAGCATCAGAAAAGTCTGGGTAATCTGCGCTATCTACTCCATCTACCTCTAGGTCTACGACCTTCTTTCCATTTAATATCGGCATATTCACTCCTGTTAACTGTTTATCAAAGTTGTCCGTTTCTGCAATTGTCTGTTTACGCTTTAACGAATCGTGTTGAGCCAGAGCGTCATTGCAACTTTTTAGCACGATGGACTTCGCACTTGAAAGTGCCCAACACCCATAATGTGCCACACCTTTTTAACCTTTTATATAGGGACAAACCCTTAGTTACAAACCTATTTTTTAATGCTAGGCTATCGGTATGAACATCGAACAAATTGAACAAAAGTGCGCTGAGACATTGCTTGATTACGCAATCACAATGTGTTACGCCTATGTAACTGATCCTGATGACTTCAATGCCGCTGTCGTGGCTTTGCTTGCCAGGACTCTAGAAAACCACCTTAACAGACCTATAAACATTCAGGAAATGTACCAATGACTCAAGCCCAAGTAATCCGAGCATTACAAAATGGCCCTTTAACTTCTCATGAAGTAGCAAATTTGACTGGTATGCCTCAAGCAACAGTCTTATCTACTGCCAAGAAACTCCGTCATCAGGGTAAATTGTCCACAGAAATCATCAAAGTTGGTCGCCATTGGGTTGCTCAGTACACCTTAGACGATGATCTGATTGAGTACAAACCTAAGAAGGATGACGAGGAAACTCGCTGCAAGCTAACCCCATTTGACATTCGTAATGCCAAGGGTATCTTTACCCCTGCTGAGTATCGAGTGATGAACGCTCAAGCTCGTAGGCTTTACAAGAGCAATCCAGACTTTACGAAAACTATTTCCAACAATCAAAGAATCTGATATAGTTGTTTGAAAC